CACGCATTTTTGAAGAGACATTTAGATTATCAGCTTCGTTCATGACACTTGTACGAATCCAACGGTATGCCCAACCTGGTACCTTTTTAAATTCAGGTAATAGTGAGGCAGGTTTCCAGCTATCTGCGCGTTGAAAATCATTTCTTGTATCTTGTTCACGATCTAATCTTGTATTATCCATTTGCATTCTCCAATTTTAAAGTTTCTCTTGCATATTGTTCCGGTGTTAGCCCAAATTTCTTAGCTAACGCTACTTGTGTCTTCGTCAATCGTACTTTTTTAGGCGCGGTACTACGCGTTGCCGGAGCAACTACAGTCGAAGGTTTTGTGCGCTCGGCGGGTTTTTCCTCGTCTAGCGTTGCATCCCCAAACATTTCTGGGAATCGTTTCTGCATCGTACTATCTATACGACGGTAATATTCGTCAGATGTAGGACTGATCCCACTTCTAACTAATTTCTCATGTAAGCCTAATGCAAGGCTTGTCATTTCTTCATCTTGTCCAAACCATTTATTATTGTCTTGCCAAGCAAGAGCTCTAGTATCAGGTTTAGGAATAGAAGGTTGATTTTGTGGTATATATACCTGATTTTGATCTTCTTGTAAAGCACTTTTAAATCTAGGCTCATATTGTTGCGCTTGAGACAATTTATATTGTGCATCATTCATTTTAGATTGAGCGTCAATAATTTGATCAGTATTACCTGAATCATAGGCTTCACGATAATCTCGCTTAGCTAAATTTAACTCATTCTCTAATGCGCTCTTAAGAGTTTGGATATAAGTTTCTTCTCCAGAACTTAAGTTAGATTTAAGCTTTTTATTTTCATCTGAGATTTGTTGAGCAAATCTAATTGCTTCTTCTCGTTCACGGTCAGCAGATTCTTTAGCACGTCTTTCGTCATGCCAAACTTTTTTAAGCTGCGCCATTCTTTGTTTAACTCTTTCAGAGTAATCATCGAGAGTATCTTTTTCTAATTCTTCTACTACTTCTTTTGGTAAGGGTTCACGGCCCTTATCTTGAGGTGGGGTATCGTCTTCTATTTCAAGATCAAGTTCATCTTGTACTTTAGCATCTACCTTAACTTCTTTAGGTTCCGCTTGTTTAGATTCTAGGTCAACTTCTTTTTCTTCAGGTATCTTACTGCCTGGTATTTCGTCATCGTCTGGATATTCAAAAATAATATCATCGTCTTTTACATCAGCCATATATTACTCCTTATGCGCGAGTGTAGCCGCGAGGATCTGCAACAACCCCCTCAACTGTATCGTCGTTAATAATGCGGAATTCTCTTCCGTGGATTTTAAATCTTGTACCTGCGTATGCACGTGTCAAAACAAAATCACCCTCTTTACACCATGGACCTGTAGGAAATCTAGTCTCATCTTTATAAGCTAGGTCACCTACTCTTACTACAAACAAAACTACAGTTGAATGTTCTTCTATAGTTCTAGTTGAATCTGCTTTTACAATACCACCTTTATATGTTTCTGCCGCATCGGGAATTGCACAAAGTATCTTGTATCCTTTAGGCTCAGGCAACTGTAAACCACGTTCTTCAATCGGTATATCATCTACTGCTACTGCATCTAGCGTCGGAATATTAATTGGTCGCCCACTTGCATCTACCAAATTTTTATTCATTGTGAGTATCTGTTCACTCATCTTCAAATGTCTCCATTCTTTGTGCAAGGTCTTTAATCATACTTTCTGCGACGGATAGACCCCGTATATATCCTGTCATATTAGTGTACGAAGCAAAATCTTTTGCCGCTCCGTCTCCTAAATTTATTAATACTTGTTTGCGCTGATCCTCTATTCGAGACAGTAATAGCTCTAGCGTTTGATCCATGGTTTACTCCTTAGGTAGTGTTTGTTCCTTCTTATTCATTTGTGCCAATTCTTTTTGATGTTGCATATCCTGCTGTTTTTGAACAGATTGCATACCAAGTTCAACTCCTCGAACCTTTTGATCTTCTTGTAATTTCTCTTTATCAAAAGTAACCTTAGCTCCAATTTTTACTCCCTCAATACGTTCTTGGGAATCCATTTTAGCTTTTTCAAGTTGTAATTTAGCTTTATCTATTTCAATATCAGCCATTGTTTTTTGTGCTTTAATTTGAACTTCTTGTTGTTTAATTTGAAGTTCTTGTTGTTGCATTTGAACAATCGGATCTTGCATTTGTTGCTGTGCTTGTTGTTGAGCAGCTTCACCTTGATTCTTTTGTAGAAGTTGTTCAGCCGCTTGAGCCATAAGTTTAGATATTTCAAACTCAGCATTTGGCGGTAGTTCTTGATCTGGTTCAGGTAATGCAGCACCAAGTTGAGCTTCAATTTCTTTTCTATACTGGTAACCAATATGCTCATTAATATGTGCTAGTGCAGCTGCTTGGATTAACGGAGCTTGAGGATTTTGATTTACAAGCTGAGCAATCTTAGGATCTTGCATCGCTGCCATGTGCACTTTAATATGTGCTTCATGATCTTGGTAGATAAACGCTTTAACAGGTTTACCATTAAGTATCGCCATATTTTCTGCTACAGGATCTTTTGGTTTCTGATCATCTGCTGTTGGAATAAGTTTACCTACATTCTTAACACCTAATACTTCTAACATCTGTTTATTAAGTTCTGGTAAGTCATAGATCTGTGGATTCTGTTGTGCCATCTGCATAACTGCTTGATACTGTACAACTTTCTGAGACATCGTTGCAGCATTAGGGTCACTTACTGGAATCACATCGCAATTATCATAGTCAGCTTGTTTAGCACGACGATCGCCTACTTCAGGTTCATATGAATATTCTTCTGGTGTGTAATCACGAATGATGCCTTTAAGTAATTTAAACTCTTGCTTCATTGCATAGTAAATACGCGCTTGAACGGCACTCATCACTTTCAATGTTCTTTCTAATATAGCAAGGGTTGTACCTACGGGAGAGTTAGCACTCATGTCAGACACTTTCATATCTGCTGCTGAAGCAAAACGTCTTCCTTCTTCGATGATCTGATTCATCAATTGGTTAAGAACCATACTAGGCTCTTTATAAGGTAGTGGTAAGATGTTATCTCTGATTGCGCCACTTGGCACATCGACGTCACGCCATTCACCTGGTGCAATTGGTGTATCGTCGCCTTTAATACGTAGGCCTCGTGCCTTCATACCACCTGGTAAGTTTGATAGGGTACCCGCGTCAACAAGTTGACGTAAGATCATAGTACCTGATTTGGCGAAAGCACCTATCAAATGGATTAAACCGAAGCAATAAAAACCAAAGCCTGGTATGTAGCCGTAGTGAACAAAGTGTTGACGTTTTAATTGTTTTTTGTCATCTGGGTTCCAGTTACGACGGATAGATAAAATAGTAGCAGTACCTTTTTCAATAGTAACTACATAAGGTAACGCAATGCCATCTTCACTATCGCCATTTTCTAAATCTAATAGTACGTGCATTTCAAGGATCTTATATCGATCATCTTCTGACGGATTAAATCCTAGTTTCTCTGCAATCTTTTTCTCAGCTTCGTCTGCTTCTGCATAAGGATCACCAAGATCAACATCTCGATAGAACCCAGCCACTTGAAGTTTCTTTAATTCGTTCTTTGTCTTGCGCATGACGTGTGTGACACGTTCTGCTGTTTCTAAATTAGATGCACCGTATGGAACTACGATATCCTCTGCAGGAACATACATAGATACTTGGCGTTCTAAGTTTGGATCATAGTAAACTTTTTTAAACGCATTACCGGCCAGTCCTAATCCCCATAGCATTCGCTCATGCTCAGGTCTGTACTCAGGCATCATGTCCGTGAGTTGGTAGTTCATGTCATCACGAACTCGTTCTGCTGCGTCTTCTTTTTCTTTTGTTTGTTTACCAACAATTACAGTTTTAACTGGGCCTGCGGCGGGGAATGTTTCCATCATAGTTTCAGCTTGGAACTTAACCAGTGCTTCTGTCATTAAGGGATGATATACATTACATGCGCCGGGCCACGGTTCTGTTCTGTCTTCTACTTTAAGACCTAGTAACTCTAAGCCATCTACATATGTAGTTAACCAATCTTTTCTTGATGATATATCAGCATCGTATTCGCCAATTAAATCACCTGACAATTCAGTCAACTGACCTTCATCCATGTCTTCTGCTAAGTTATCATTAAACTCATCATCTTGTTCTTTACCAGGTTGTATTGTAATTTCCATGCTACCGTCATCTAACGTAACACTTTCTGGATTTTCTATTTCAATGGAAAGGTCGGGTTGACCCATCGCTAATTCTTCTAGGCCTTGAGGTGCTTGACTTATACTTTTATCTACATTATCTGCCATAATTTATCCTTAAACTAAATACAACTTATTCTTTGCTGATTTGAATCCTATGATATCTTCAGGTTCATCACTTGGCAGTCTAATAAACCCGCCCTGTCTAAATCTCATTAATGCCAACGTTGTTGAGTCAACTAAGTCGTCATTTGCCCCACTTGGAAAGTCGTTACACTCTTCAATAACCTCATGTGCCCATCGTCTATCGGGAGCCCACACTATACCACTTCTAAATAGATCTGACACAGCATTAACTCGACTTATTTTGTCTTGACCTTTACCTGGTGTAAACTCACCGACGGGAATACCCATCCGTCTAAACTCTTGATAGAGTGCTGCGCCGTTAGATTTCTTTTCAACTAAGAATGCATCAGGTTCCCATTCTTTATATTCTTCTAAACAAAGCTCTTTTAACTCTGGGAACTCTAAGCGTTGCTTGATGCTATTTAATAGTATTATATTATAATTATTGGTTTCTTCGTTAAAAAAGACGCCCCATACTGTTAGTGCGTTATAGTCAGCACGGTTATTAGCTTCTTGAGCCGCATCTAGACTCATGATTGTGAATTCACATTGAGGAGGATCTTCTTCTTCCCATATCTTCCACCACTCTCTTTTAATTAAAGCCCCTTCTTCTGACACCGGGTTTTGCAAGTATTGCGCATTCCAGTACCGAACATCTAACGCCGCTTTCTTTGCTAAGAGTTCTTTGAGCGGCCAGAAGTCAGGCCATAGGGACTCATCTTCACCTTGTTTGTTCTGAATAATTGCTGGGAACTCTACTACTTCCCACTCGTCTACACCTTCTTGTTTTACCATCTGGTTCACAATTTCACCAGTCAAGTCTAACTTAGACCACCGAGTCATCACTACGATGATCGCACCACCAGGCATAAGACGTTGAAGAGGGCCAGACTGAAACCACTCCCAAGCAGGCTTAAAGACATCAGCCCTTCCAAGTTTTGCATCTTGCTCGGAGTGTGGATCATCAATGATAAAAAGATCAGCGCCGCGACCAGCGAGGGCACCACCAACACCAATTGCGAAATATTCACCATTAAAATTTGTCCCCCATCGTGATGCCGATTTACTGTCTGCTTGTAGTTCTACCTGTGGGAAGATATCTTTGTAAGCATCACTACCCACCAAGTTTCTAACCCGACGACCAAAATTAACAGCAAGGTCAGCCGTATGCGACGCCATAATAACTTTCTTATGAGGGTATTTACCAAGAAACCAGGCTGGAGCAAGATATGAAATAAGCTCACTCTTCCCGTGCCGCGGAGCAATGTTAACAATAACTCGTTTCTTGACACCGTTCGCAATGTCCTCAAATATTTGAGCAAGCTTCCTATGGTGATCTCCTATCATGTAGCCTGGGTATACATGTTGTATAAAATCTAAAAAAGTTTCTTTACCCGATTTCTCGACAACCTTGCTTTTATATACTTTAAGAAGTCTTTGAAGTTTAATTTTATCTGGGCCTTCTGCTACCCCGATTAAACCTTGTAACTCCTCAATATCTTTACTCGTCAGTTTCGTCTCTGGCATCTTCTACAATTTCCGCATCTATAATTTCAGATTTAGGTTTTATCAGTGCTTTTTGTTTTAGTTCACTTAGCATAGATAGTAATTCTTTCTCAACTTCTTCCATCGTCTCCATTTTATGTACAACTTCTGTCTTCTTCTTAAATGCATCTACACCATCAACTTCGCCAATAGATCTTAACGCTGTAATTCGTTCTTTAAGATTACTATCTTCGTGATGTACAATCTCGACCAACTTGTTTACCACGTATAACTTCAAATCAGCTAGGTCTTTTACGATCATGTGGTTGTAGCAACCAACAAGTCCACCTAAGTAAGCCACGGTTTCATTCGCGTATAGTCCATATTCTTGTTTCATACCTGGGTTTTCTACCATTTTGCGCGCTAAATCCTCAGCTTCTTTAACATTTTCTGCGTTTGGCGCAATTTCTTCACCCATAATGTCACTTACTTCTTTAATTGTTTGCGCACGAAGCATAACTTCGTCCTCCGAGGTCATACTTGGTAGTGCATCTCTAGCAT